CTATTCGTCGGCAGCGTCAGATGTGTATAAGAGACAGTACCAAACCCCGGCATTTTCCGGGGCGATACTCATATACATTTTTTTGGGGTAAACATTGGCAACGGGTATATATTCCTTTGTGTAGGAATAGTTAGGGCTTATGTGGGTTTCATCAATTCTCACTGCATACCCATCAACAAAAAACGTGTTTACAAATCCAAATCTATAAATCGGGTTCATATCTTAACTTTTAAATTTACGTGTCAAATTCTTATATACTTCAACAACATTTCCGTTGCCATCCACATAACGGCGACGGCGGTTTTGTTCCTTAATTTCTCGTACATCATCCTTCAAATCCCGCAAATCCGGCGTACTGCCTTGTTGCAGGGAAATATTAACGCCATCGGTATTGTAAGCGTTTAAGTACTTTTTGGCAAAGGTGCCACGGTTCAAACTATTAATAACGTCCGGGATAATCCGGCGGTATTTCCGGGAATTTCGTTTATTGATAACGGCGAAAAACTCCCCGCCCTCGGCACGCCTCCGGGTTCCGTCTGGCTTGGTTCCTAAATCCACGTCGTCGCCGGATTGGTGCGAACCTCCGTTTAGTAATTCAACCGTACCATCGCCGTAACTCTCGGTTCCTTGACCTGCATTAGATTGTTTAGCCAATTGCGCCGCCTTAATCTTTGAAGCTGCAAAAGAACCCCACATTACGGCAATTGCAGGAATTGCAAACGGGAATCCCAATTGCGACCAAATCAAAGCAGAAGCCGTTACAAGGTTTCCTATTTGTTGTATCGTCTGTATTGCCGCCTGTGCCTTTTGCGCCTTTTGTTGCTCCTTTAGGGCTTTTTCTAGGTTCTTTTTCTCCATATCTAACTCCTTTTGCGCCATTGCAACGTTATTGGCGTAACCGTTCGCCCGTGCTTCTAATTCCGCATCTAAACGGCGTTGGCTTGCGTCAACTTCTTGGTCGGCGGCACTAACGGCGGCTTCGGCGGCTTGTACTTTGGCATCCAAAAAACTATTCAATTGTTCAATAGCAAATTCAACGGATGTACTAATTGCCTCCTTTTGGTCGTCGTCCAAATTCAAACCAAATAAACCGTAAATATCTTTGCCCTGTTCGTCGCCCTTGCTTTGCTGTATTTCTTGGTCGATTTTGGCAATTGTATTTTGTACGGTCTGCACCTCGGCTTCTGTCATTTTGACGCCCCCGGCTTTGTTCAATTCCAACAACTTTTTCAAACGCTCCTTTTCTTGTTGCAACTTAAACCGGGCTTTGCGTTCCTCGCTGTTACGCAACAAATCAAACTCGGACGCCTCCAACGCTTGTTGTTGGTCGAAAAGCAATAACGCCCGTTGATTGTTTAACTCGGTCGTTTGCTTCAACACCTCGGCATCGTATTTGGCGTTTATATCTGCCTCGGATTGGCGGACGTCCTCGGCTAACTGCCTGTTTTTTGCCAATTCGATTGCCCGTTGTTGCTGTAACAATTGGATACGCAAATTTATTTCCTCCTGTGAACCCTCACGGGCGGCGCCCAACCGTAATTGCGTGCGGTCGGCTTCTTTCTGCATTTGGTCGATTGTTATTTGGTCGTTCAATTCGCCCAACTCTTTTGCGTATTGTTGTTGCAAAAGGATTTGTTGGTTTAACAACTCGGTTGTTTGCGTTTCAGTTAATCCCCGCTCCGTTTCTAACCGGGTTGTAATATCTTGTATCTGCCTTTCATACTCAACCCGTAATTGTTCCCGTTGCTTTTCCGCCCCTTCTGCCATTAAAGCAATCCGGGCATCCTGCGTTGTCCGTTGTGCGGCTAATTCCGCCGCCCGTTGTTCGTTCTCAATGTTAGCCATATCAATTGCTAATTGTTCACGCAACAAAACAATTTGTTCGTTTAACGCTTTACGTGCATTAACGGTTAAATTGGTTTCAGTTCTCAATTGCAATTGTATATCAGCAATCGCACGGGCGTTGGCGGCTTGTGTTTGCGCCTGTCTTTGCTTGTATGCGTCTTGAATCAAAGCAGTTCGGGCATCTTCCGCCTTACGTAATATATCGGTTTCCGCCTTTGCTGCATCCCGGTTTTCCTGCAAACGTTGGGCGGCTTGTATCTTTCTTTCGGCTTCTAAATCCGCCCCCTCTGTTAATAGATTAACGGCAATATCAACCGATTTTCCGGTATTATCTATTTGCCCCTGTATTGCCTCAATCGCATCATCAACCTTAACTTTATCAATTTTCCCGTCTAAATCAACATCTATTTTTATAGTCTTATCCCCTTGAGCTTTGGCGTTGTTTACTTGGACTAACATTTCCTGTAATTGCTTCAACTTTGCCCGGTTTGCCTCCAAATTATCTATTTCCTCGCCATAAAAACCGACGCTTTTGTTATGTGCCCGTGTCCGTTCCGCTAATATTTCGTCCTCTATTTTACGGGTTTCAGACAATGAAGCATTGCGGGCTTTGGCAACATTCAATTCTCGGTTCAATTGTGCGATACGCTCGTTGCTTACTCGGTTCATTTCGGTTGCCTCGGTTTCTAAGTAATCCAACCAAACCTTTTGCGCCTCGTTCAATTTTTGTTGGTTCTTTGCCGACTTATCAGTATTTGAGGCAAACAGAACTAAAGCCCCTACAACCGTAACCAACGCCAACGCCAAAAGAACATAAGGATTAGCCGACGCAATTAGATTAAACGCCTTTTGCGCAACGGTTGCCGCTAACGTCGCCTTTGTTCCTTGAATGGTAACAAGGCGGTTATATACTTGTGCCTTACTCAATGCCGCCATTTGTATGCGGGAAATACCCAACATCAATGCCGATTGTTTTTGCACGGCGTTTTGAATAGCTTGCACCCCGGTTGTTATTGCGATTGCCGCCTGTAACTTCTTTTGCGCTTCCTCCACTTCCTCGCTTTCAGACCCGAACAACTCCATTGCGCCCGTAAATGCGGCAAAGCCACCGGATGCACCCGCCGCAAATCCTAATACGGCATCCAAATTGGATGTATCAGAAGCCATATTAGTAATCTCGGCGGTTGCATCCTTAACAGCATCACGCAACACGGCGGTTTCTTGACTTAATCGCCTGTATTCCTCGGTTCCCTGTTTGCCCTCTAACCGCATTAATGCCAACTCCTTTGTTTGGTTCTCAATTTGAGTTGTTAGACCTTTGGCGGCATCCGAATAATTACCGACGTTTAGCGACGTTTTCCCGGTTACTTCTTGCAATCGTTTCATTTCTTCGTATATCGCTTTGGTTTCAGCAACCAATTTGCGCCCCTCTTCCGTCGCCTCCCGTTCCTCAACTGTCATGTTGTTAAGGTATATCTTATTAATGGAATATTGAGCGGACAAACGATTATACGACCCCTCGGCGGATTGATTTAATTTAACCGTTAATTTATTCAACTCGTTTGCCTCTTTTTGGGCTTGCTTCAACTCGGCTAATCGTTTGGCGTTCTCGCTTTCCGCAAACGCCAAATCCCGTGCCGCCCGTGTTAATTTATCGGTGTCATTCGACGCACCCCGGATTGTTTTACGTCCGCTTTCCGTCGCACCGCTTACACTTTCCAACGCTGCCTTAACCGTGATTGCCTCGCTTTTGATATTATTCAAAGTGTTCATATAAGCGTCGCTCAATTGGTCTAATTGCGCAATCAACTTTGTAATACTATCGTCCGGCTTTACAAGGTCGCTATATTTAATTGGGTTGTTATTATCTGCCATAATCAACGTTATTTGTGGGCAATTTGCCCCGTATTCAATTATCTTTTCCTTTTAATGTAGTTAATCATCCAAAGAAAGAAAACGCCGGAAATCGCCTTATTTGCCGTCTTTGTTCCCTTTCCTTGGTTTTAGCAACTCTTTTATCCTCTCAAACGCATTGTAATACTCTAAAACGGTGTACTTTTTCGGCTCCGGTACGTGCAAATGTTGCGATATGGTTAAGCACATATTTTCAAATTGCTTATCGTACTGAATTTCCATGTTATCGGAACCGCTAAATACAACCGGACGATTGTATAACAATAACATCGTTGTGATTTTGTCTATTTCCGCCCTCTTATCCTCTGTATCGCCGTTAATGATAGCATCCAACATTATCATTGTGCGGTGTCTCAATTCGTCGTAATACTCCTTAACCGTGGCATCATCGAACAACCGGGGGAAATACATTTGCAATTCTTCATCTATTTTTTTTTTGACCGCTTCCATTTGGGCGGTCAAATCTTTAATAGGAACATCGCCGAACATATCGACGACCTTTTGCAAACCATCATCCGACAAATCGTTACACGGGTTTCCGTTGATAGACTTAACCAATACGGCAAAGGCTAAATGTTTGGGGCTTATCCCGGTCTGAATGAAATACACGTTTTGCCGCATATTATCCAATTCAATTGCCGCCAATTCCGGGGTTTTACTTCGGGCGTATCTCATAGCCTTTTCAATGTGCGTATCGAAATCCTGCAAATCCGAACCAATCCCGGCATCAACTAATAGCATCTTGTTATACTTGTGAAAACGCATCATCGGCAAATCGTCGATTGCGTCGTAAATCTCAACCGTATAATCTCCTATCTTAACCGTTCTCATAGCAAAAACCGTGTTATCATTGTTGAACAAAAGGGAATCAGCAATAACGCCGGGTTCCCGGTTATAAACACCAAAAGAATTGCCAACGCAACCCCCGCCCAAAAGGACAAACAGAACTCGCAATTAAACATCTTTGCGAAAAAGTCGTTGCCGTGGACTTGCACCCACTCAACAACACCCCATTTCGATAACAGGGTTAAACCGAACGCCGCAACCAAAGCGACCATAACCGTATAATATAAAAATGCTGCCATACTCATTGTACTTATTCAGTTAAACACGTTTCATCAATACCCAATTCCCCGGCAAACCGGAATCCGGCGAACGGGTGCATTAGAAATTGATTATCTATTTCATCCAACGTAAACCCGGCAAATATGTTTTCCGCCTTGGTATATACTTGGTTTATCTTCATTGAACCGGAACGCAACCATATACCGCCGTTCAATACTCGCATAATTTGTTGCTTTACCGCCTCCGTGTTGCGGTTGTTCGGGTCGTTGGTTATCGTGCGCATATCAAACCAAAAGATAATCGAAAACGGCGTTGTATATTTGTTTTGTTCGCCGGGAAACCAATCAATTTGTTGGGGGTCGTCTAACACGAAAAACGAAAAATTCCCAATATTGCTATCGGGGGCGATTAGCATATACTCGTTACCTCCGACGTAAATATTAGGGGTATAATATCGTTTTCCCTGTATGGACTTAACCAACCGTTCCGAACGCCCAAAGGAATAATTAAGCCACGGTAGCCCGTCGGCTAATCCTTGTTGTATGAATCCAATAACCCGGTCGAATAATTCCGGGTTCTTAATAATCGGTACACGTTCCATATTAAATTATTTGTTTTCTTAATTCCCAAACTTTGGTAACTGATTTTGAGATACGTTTATTGCGTGTCCCATAATTGTTATTATAGCGGTTATCGCACCATTCCAAATTATTCGGGTTGTTGTTCAACTTATTTTCATCTTTATGGTTGATACATGGTAATTTTTCCGGGTTTGGAACAAATGCCATTGCAACCAATCTATGAACCCTATATGTTATATCTTTACCTCCTTTCATAAGTTTTATTATCGCATACCCATGAACATTACGTTGCGGGGCTAATTTTTTAGGTTTACCACTACGACGGTAATCCATTGAAATAATATCTCCGTTTTCCGTAACTCTATAATCTTTATCAAAACCTAACAGGGGCTTTGCGTTTAATATCAACTTATCCATTTCCGTAAATTGTTTTTTTAGCCTTGGTTAGCAAATCCGGGTAAATGTACTGCCAAATAAGTTTAGCAATGTTTTCATTCGTCAACCCTAATATTTGCCGTCCGTACTTCTTTATCAAATCCTCTGTTTTGAAATCCGACGCTTTAATTTCAAATTGTTTGTCGCCGACTTCTAAAAAGAAACTACTTTCAAAATCGCCCTCATCCCGCAAAGTTACCCGATTTGTCGGTTGTCCTTTTTCCTCTTTTATCGCAATGGTTAGCGGGGTATAAGGTCGGTAATCCATAATATCAACGCCCAATCGGTTAATACCCTGTTCAAACAATTGTTCCTCGGCGTTGGCATCAATGATAAACGCCGTTGTATATCCGTCGTCTATCGCATCCCGGATTAATAACCCGGACGTTAAACCATCGTTGAACCCAACGACCCGGTTACGCAAATCTAATATTGATTGCAACCCCGCCATATCTTACAATTAGGTTGTCCGGTATTTAACGCCGTGGTTGTTACAACTAAGACAAATCCGGTCTATTCCCTGCGTGTCTAATCGTAACGCCTCGTATGCTTTTTTGAGGTCATAACCCAAACCGCCGGGGCGACCCTCAACATTTCCGTCCAACTCATACAATATATCCATTTTAGAGGCGTTGGACTGATTACGGTTTACCCTTACATTTGGGTTCATTGCTAACGTGCGCAATGCGATTGCGGCAACCTGTCTTTGTATTACGGTTTGGAAAATAGACCGTTGTTCAATAATGAAATCCGTTAAGTCACAACCGACGGTAATTTCACAATTCAGACCGTAATTAAGCGTATTTGTGTACATCGTAAACGCTATATCCCACAATTCCGGGTATTCGGCGAACGTTTCCGGGGCGTTGTACATGAACGGGGAAATTTGCAAATACTTTGTCAGTTGTCGCCACGCCTCAATATTGCCATAACCCGTACACGTTCCGCACGGCTCCCGGCTCCAATCTTTCGACACGTTAATAGCTTGCATCCCGGCGGGCAATTCGTCTTGATTGTAGCAAAGGAACCACGCACCCCCGGCGTTATTAGCATCGCTTATATACGGCAAAAAACAATCTTCCAACGGGAACCATTGAAAGCCGCCATTCGTTAGCGTGAAATTCAACTCAAACGTTTTTATCGGGTCTATCTGTGAACTATGGAAAAGATACATTTTCACTATTCCGGTTCCGCCTGTCATTTGTAAGCCTATCCGGTGTATTTGGGCGGTTACTCCCATCGCACGCACCGGGATAATTTCAAACCCTACTAACTTGTGGCTATTGGGCTGCGTGGCACGTATGCGCCCGGCACCGTCGAAAAATGTACGACGTTCCAAAAGGTTCTTTGTCTCTCTATCCAATCCCTTAATTTGGGTAAACGTTTGTACCGCCGTGGAAATTCCGTTGCGGGTCAAACGTTCCAAATAATCCGATAAGATATTGTAAGGTTCCCAAAATGTTGAACCCTCGGCGGGAACCTCGGCGACGTTATTAACTAAAGCCCGCCAATACTTTTTATTGCCCGCTGAATCGTTTGCATATTGTACGACGGTTCCGGCTTGCCATTCTTTCGTATCATTCCAAACGGGGTATTGATAACCCCAATTATCCGGCACAATCGCCGCCATGTTATCCAATGTTACAAGCGGGTGCGCACCTTGGAAATATAAACCGCTTTCGGTCTCGGTCAACCGTTCGGCGATTGCGTCGGCGGGATTATAGGATTGTTCCCAACCTACGACGTGTAACAATTTGTCTTGTATATCTTTTATCCGGTACATACTGCTTAAATTTAAAAAGGGGGCGGGATGCTCACCCCGTCCCCTCGGCATTTGTTAATAATAGGCTCGTAACAAGTTACGCACCCCCGGCGGGGAATTGTGCGGCGTTCGTTACATAAACAGGCATACCCAACGGTTCGTTCGGGTTGCGTGCTGCAATCTCGGCTTTGATAATCGGATTTGCCACGGTGTCCGGGTCGCTGTTATATACTACCATATAGGCAACATCAACGCTAAATCCGAAATACTCCTTAACCGCACACGTCAAATCGACGGTTGCGTCTCCCATGATTGCGGACTGGTCGCCTACCGCCGTGTAGTAATGCGAACCAACGGGCAAATCAATGTACGGTAATCGTACAATGTCCCATTCGTGGAAATTCGCACGGGTGCGGCGGTATGCCTCACGGTCAACACGGGTTAAGATACCAACGTTACCATCGGCAACGGCAAACATCGTACCCATTTTCCCGGCTTCGTCTGTTACGTTGTTAGTGTAATGCAATACTTTGTTATCGTATTCCATACGCTTGTTAACGTCGTTGTAAACGCCATGTTGCGCCAACTTGCGGATAAGGCTATCAATTCCGGCATTTGCAATCAAATGGATATATTCGGGGTAACAATTAGCCCTCATAATCGGGTTAATGTCTCCCAAAATCTCGGTTGCCATTTGTGTAGGCACTTGTACAACGTTACCCGTTTGCGTGTAGTTTAACAAGGTTTTGAAAACCTGTGTTTTGTTAGCCTCCAACGCTGCCACGGCTCCTTTGTCTAATGAATCAGCCAACGCACGGGTTGTTTTCTCCATTTTGCGCAAAAAGTCGTGATTGTAGGAAATTTCGTTATTCTCGTATGCGGCGGGTACCATCGTGAAACCAATCGCATACGTTGCCCATACAACCGTTACCAATGCAGACGTATTTTCATCGTCAGCGATAACGCACGAACGTACATTGCTAACTTGTACATCGCCGTCGTAATTGATAACGGGGATTTGTACCGTATTACCGATACTTACTAATGCCCTGTCTCTCAAAGCCGGGCTAATAATTGAACTCGGTGCGTTGGTTTGTTCAATAAAGAAGTCCAATGCGCCATACTCACACGGGCGGAACATATTACGGTCTAACTCCGGGTTCTCAATCCGCCAATTCTGTAATCTTGTTGCAACTAAACTCATAGTTTATAATTTAAAATGTTATTTAATGCGGGTTTACCCTTTACCCGTGGTTACTTACTTTTCCGGCAAAGCGGATATATTGTTATCCTGCCATGCCTGTTTCATAGCGTTATCGAAATCAGCCGTACCCGCTTTCAAACCTTGTTGGAACAATCCGTTGGCGATTGCGTCGTATGCCTCGACACGGGTTTTTGCCCCTGCAATGTCGATTGAACCACCGCCCCCGGTTCCGGCTCCACTCGGTGCGCCCGTTCCGCCGCCTGCCGCCTGTCTGCCTTTGTCTAAAATACCCATCGTTTCCAACTCACGGGTCAAAAGGTCGCCCGGCGTGTACGGGTTTAACTGATTGTTCGGGTTACGCATGATTGCGCCGTTTTCGTCCTTAAACGCCAACATTTTGCCACCATTACCGTCGTCGATAAATTCCGGGTTCATACCCTTAATTTTGTCGATAGCTTGACCCAACAACACCTTTGTTGCGCTTTCCGGCAAACCTGCCTTAAACTTCAATCCGGCGATTGCGGTCTGCAACTCCGTATCAACACGAATACCAAACACCTCTTTTGAATGGTTTTGTTCGGCTTCGTCGTATTTGGTTTTCAAATCATTGTATTGGCTCGTAACGCTTTGCAAATCCGCCTTTGCTTGTTTCAAAGCCTTTGCCGTTTCCGCATCACTTGCACCGTCGGCAATAGCTTTTTCCAAACGTGCCTTTTCTTTTGTAAGGCTATCAATTTGAGATTGCAAACCGCTTACCCCCTCAACTTTGCTTTTGAACTCGCCTAATACACGTTTAGCGTAATCAAACGTTTTTTCGGTTCCATTCTTTGCGATACCGGAAACGGCTAAAATATCCGCATCCAAACCGCCGTAAATTTCTCCCGTTTTCTTCGCTATAACGCTGTTTTCGTCGTTGACTGATAACGTGGTTATCGCTGTTAATTGTTCGTCGGTTAATCCGGCTAATGCCGCATTTGCCCTTAATACATCAATCGTTAATGCCATAATCTTACCCTTTGATTATTGTTAATAAATTCGGTTACTTTTTGCCCTCGGCTTTTGCTTCCGCCTCGGCTTTTGCTTTGGCATCCGCTTTGGCTTTCTCCAATGCGGCTTTCTCTCTTTCCGCACGGGCGACGCTTTCCGCCTCGGCTTGCTCTTTCATGTACTCGTTCGGGTCGTGCAATACGGTAATTGTGTAACCCTGTTTTTTCAGATGCTCGGCAATGCTGTTTTCATAGCCTTTTTTGCCGAACTTCTGAATACGGGGAATAGACAAACGTTTACCCGTTTCGCTGTCGAACTTCTTAATTTCAATAACGCAATGAAACAAATGTTTCTCGTTATCCGGTACAATGTAATTTTCGGGCGTAACGTCGAAAATACTAACGTCTTTAGTTTTGCCCTCGCTTACTTTCACTCGCATAATCTTTAAATTTATTAGTTATGAAATTTATCTTTGAATTGAACGGCATATTATAGCCAAATTCTAAGATATTAATATACTCTCTTTCAAATCTCCGCACAAAGTTAGCAAAATTCAACTTTATACGCATATCGTTTTCGTCGATAATGTTTTTGCCGTACAACTCTAACACCTCGGAACGGGTTAAATGTCGGTACGGCTCCAATTCCGCCAACGTTAGCATCCGTTGCAATTGGGTTGGGTTATTCCGGTATTCGGTTTCAATGATTTGGTTCTGCAAAGCGTCTAATTCCGCCTCGCTTGCACCGCTTTCCTTTGCTATCTTATACCGTTCCCGCAACTCCGTTGCATTGGATAAATAGAACTCCGTGCCGTAATTAACTTTAGCCGAAACAAACAAACTACCGTAACGCAATCGGCAAACCGTTTCATCAACGAATTGTTGTGCCGCCTCAAACCCTTTCTTAATCCGGTTCAATACCGTACTTTGGCTTTCAAAATTCGCCTGTATTTGTTGCTCGTTCAATGCGTCCCGTGTAGTTATTTCCTCGTTGGTTCCAACAACCGACGTTATAATGTCGTTCTTTAGCCGTTTTTCTTCCTCAACGTTGTAATCTAAGCTACTACGGTCAACGGTCAACATTTGAACCGGGTTACGCAAATCGGGTTGTTTATCCCCGTCCGGTATTGGTATCTCAACAAAGGTTCCGACACCGTTAATACGACTATCGCCGCATTTAGGGCAACGCATTAACAACCCGGCGGCATCCAATCTATAAAAGCCCTGTTTGTCTTTCAGAAATCCGCCATCGCAATAATCGCCATTTTCGCCGTTACTGAAATCGCAACTTTGTTCATACCCGGAATAAATCGGATATGCGCCGTATAAGTCTAAATGTCGTTTACTGATATGGTAAAACAAAAACCAATCCAACGCCTCCAATTGCTTGGTTAGCGGGGATTGTTTAATGTCGGGTTCTGCAAGGCTTAACGGTTCGTTCCAAAAGAAGCGGGCGGGGCAATAACCTACATCGTGCGGATTATCAATCAGCAATTCGCCGATATTGTGGCTTTTATCTTCCCGGAATACTCTATAACGTTCGTCGTCGATAACTGCGATACGTTCGCCATCCAGCCGGAAAATAATGTAATCCATTACCCCCGTCGTCTCGTTGACTCTGTAATCAATAACCGACGCAATAGGCAACCAATAGAAATACGGTTGCGGGTATTTGTCACCGGGCTTTTGTTCGCTCGGCATATCAACGATTAGAACGCTATTTATTTCGGTCTGAAAAAACTCCCATCCCTTTGTACTCCATATTTCCGGCTCGTGTAATACGTCTTGGCGGTAATACTCCCAATCGTCCCGTTGTTCCGGGTTCTGAAACTGATAATTGAACGCCGGGTTACGACCGTCAAAAATACGGCTCAACTTATCAAAACAAATGCCCGTTACCTCGTTTGTCTTAACGGGGTAACGGAACAATGTTTTGAACATCTTAAACTTGTCATGCGGCAATAGATTGGAAACAAATGCCAAAAAATCCGTTATCGGTTGGCAAATGTCAAACGACGTTATGCGTGTGCGGGCGTGAAAATTAATGCGCAATTGATGATAGATTGCTCTATTTATCGTTTTGCGCTTTTTCGGCTCCGCTATCCGCTTTCTTATCTCGTTTATATCCAATCCCATTTTCGTTGTCAAATTTAAAAGTTGAATTATCCGGCAATCTCCAACCGCCATTATTGCGTAATCGCAAAAGACGTTCGGCGTGCGTTATCGTAAATTCTTCGGTTACGTTCAACGTGTCGTTAACCAACGCAACCTTTTGAACTTTCGCCGCCATATCGTTAGGCTTTGAGGTCGGTTAACGGGTTGAAATCCGGTGCAACAATAACAAGGTCGTCGGAATAGTTAGGCAAAAACGACCATTGAATTGCGTTGCTGTCCGGGGCTTCTAAACCTCCGTGCGACTTATCGCCAATGAACAAAGAACGGATTGGAATAGGATAATAGGTTGTCTTAACCGTGGCATCCTGTATTGCCTCAATACTTCCGTTTTCGTCAAACAGGTAAACGCCCAAATTATCGCTCCAACTTTCGCATTGCAATTCTTTCATCGCCTTAATTACGGATTGGGGGATTTTGCGCATTACACCCGTGAACGGGTTCGGCTCACGTCCGATAATTTCCTCAACGCCTCCCAATGTCTCGTTACCCCCTCCAAATGTGCGGGCGGCTCCGGCTTCATTGGTTGGGGCTTGAATGTACGGGGATACAACAATTTTTGTGGAATCCGCCGCCGTCAATTTAGGCGTCCACGATGCAAGCAACGTAATTGCCGCCACACTCGTAAAACTGTTTTTCTCTCCATTGTCATTGGTTAGACGCTGAAACGCTACCTTTTGAATCTGCCCGAAACTTTCGGCGCAATTAACGGCGGGAATATCGGGCAATGAAGCCGCCGCCGGACACTTACAAGTAATCATACTCTTTAATTTTTAACGTTAAAACTAAATTCATTATCTCCGGGCTTTCCCTTTGCCCTTTGTTTTCGCTACAAAGTTATAAACTTTTTCCGGTATAATCTTGCATATCTCAATAATATTGCTAATTACGGCGCTTAACACCCCGGTTGGCGTGTGCGTATGGTTGCAAATTGCCGTCCGCTATCTCCTTTTCGTATATTCCGGTTAATCCATCTTCCGGGTCGTCGTGCGTGTTGGCATCGAAGTTACGTAAAAAGGTTGTAATGTGGTCGTAAACTGCCTTGTACCGGGTTTCCCATCCGAACGGCATTATTATGTGTTGGTTTACCATTGCGGAATTAGTGATTATCCGGCTTTCCTTGTTTCCGCCTTGGTAAAACGGTTCGGTCATTGCACGCATTTTCTTTTTAATAACCTTTTCATAACCCGCACCGCCGTTGTTACTTTCAACCCATACTTTTTGCACGCCGTTCCGATTTATCATGTTAGGCACGGTTACGGTTGTAACATCTGTATTTTCGTCCGTTACTTCCATATCGGTTATTAGGGCAAATAACAACGGTTCCATCCTTTTTGTCTTTTCATTGAATATAAGATTATCGGACTTATATACGTCGTATGTGGCGGCAAACAAAAGGTCGTCGCCCTCATCCGCAACGTCTATGTATGCGCCCGAACGGACGTATTGCCCCCAATCAGACTTTTCGACCCATGTTTTGAAAGGCTGATACAAACGACCCTCGGCGGAACCGGGGTTTCCTTGATAGAGGCATTGGAATTGTACCGGGTCTAATGCCTTTTGCCCCTCCAACTTTAAACGGCTGTGTCGCCCCTCCCATAAAGCAGCCCCCGGTTCCCGTGGGTCTATCTCCGTGGGTTCTCCTGTTTTCAACGCCTCAAAGTTTATTCTAACCCATGCGCCGGGGGGTATGTTATCCAAATCAGCCCAACACTTAACATCAATAATAATTTCCCCGCTTTTCTCAATACGCCCTATCAAATCGTCGTCGTGCCATCGGGTAAAAACTATGAGTTCTTGCGAATCATTATGCAAACGGGTACGAACAACGGTTGTGTACCATTTCCACGCCGCCGCCCTTACAATCGGGCTATTACCCTCGGCATAATCTTTATACACGTCGTCCAATATCGACACGTCCACGGTTTTAGATGTAAGGGAACCGCCACGACCTACAACACGCAACGACCCTTTGCGCCCTACCATTTCGATAACATCGCTATTCCGTAAATAGGTATTCGCCATTGTTACGACGTTGGAACCGTTTAGATAGGTGCCGGGAAACAATTCCCGGTATCGGGGCGTGTCGATAATACGTTGTACGTCCCGGTTGAAATCCCGTGCAATGGTTGCAGCATACGACCCGATAACTATTTTCAAATCCGGGTTCAATCCCTCCATGAAAGCGGGTAACTTTCGGCTCGACCCCTCCGATTTTCCATGTTGCGGCGGTTGTTGTACAATCATCTTTCGTATCTTTCCGTGTGCGAACATATCCAACAGGGTATAATATACGACGTGAAACGGTTCTAACACTAAATCCGGCTGCATATATCGGGCAAAGTTAATAAGGCGTTTGCGGGCGGCGGCTTTTACCAATTCGCCGGGGTTCTCGCTTAATGCCTTATACATCTGCAATAATTGTTCGTTGTTCATTTCTTAACTCCTTTCTCCCATTTATTACAAGCCCGGCGACCTCGTACAATGTAATGCGGGTAATTGGGGCAACGCAAACAAATCGGTTTCCCGTTCAAATCTCGGTGCCTATGGTCGTCGGTTATCCATTCAGAAAAACGGCACGTATCGCAAACCTCCTTTTGCCATTGTGGTTGCGATTGGGACGGACGGGCGGCGGTTACTTTCTTTGCCATTACTGCAACCCTCCTTTCTCGTTCATAGCTTTTGCAAATTCGGCGGACTGCAATTTATCAGCAACGGCAAATAACAGGTCGTCCGGTATTGCCTTAATGTCGTACTTTGGTTTATCGCTATCCGTTGAAGCATTAACGCCCGGTATCTCTATCTTAACGGGCGCATCAAATCCCAACATCTTTGCCCGGCGTTGTTGAATGTTCAAAAGCAAATCTAAAAAACGGGGGTTTCCGGCGGATGTTTCGGTTGCCGTCTCATTGTAGCCGTAATATTCCGGGTCGCCGTCCTCGGCATCCGTTTTAATTGGTCGCCCCTTATTGGTTTTTTCCTTGGTGCGCAATTTCCCGGTTTTAGACGCTTCCCACGCCTCCCATGCTTGCACCTCCATTGCATCCAATTTGCGCAACTCCTGCGTAACATAATCGTCGATATTATCTAACCGTTCCCGCTTCCACTCAATAAGCGTTTGTTGCAAATCGTAATAGACCATCGACAACGTAATTGTATATCCAACGCCACGTTCCGACAAATTCCGGTTCAAATCCTCGGTAATTTCCCGATATGTATAACCACGTAAAAACAGATTAGAACAAAATGCAATGTCATACGCCCGTTGTTCCTCGGTGCGCTTGTTATATCCGGCGGGCTTCCGGTTCTTATTGCCCGTTTTCAATTTTTCCATTTTACAACTTCTTTTAATGTTCAAACGGGGTAAAAATTAACCCTTTGCGCCTTTCTTCCTTATGCCTTTCCCCTGTCTCTCTTTCTTTGCCTTATCCTTTGGCTTTCTCCCTTTGGTTCTTTTATCGGCTTTCGGTTCTTTCGGCTCTCTGTGTTCTCTTATCCCGTCCCTCCTTAAAACGTGTTTACCCTTTACAAGTTATTTGCGGGGAATTTCCATTTTAAGAGGCTTTTGTTATTAACTCAATACTTTTATTGTCTTTATAGTTATCTTTCAACTATGGGGCAAATTTACGGCTTTTCCGGTACGTTGCTAAACGTTTACGTTCTCATGTATATAAACGGCAAAACCCCGGTGTTTGTTTCCGGGGCTTTTATGCCTAATTTGGGCGTTGCGCCTTTTTTATCAAATCGACGCTTTCGTTGTTTAGGGCAATAATCATTTTAACCCCGTTTTCAACTATCCGTCTATTTTCACATTCCCGGCAATACGGGCTTTTGCATTTACATTTCGTTTTCATTCCTCAAATGGTTTTTCGTTGGTTTCCCCTGTTACCCAAAGCCAAAATTGTTGTATTCCGTCCTCGTAACTCATGCCGGGATATTTGGAACCCTCATTTATGCCGTCGGCGGCAATGTTCAATTGCTCGTTTATCTCGGCATCCGTGCGTACTATCTGATAACTCATTGTTTGCCTCCTTTCCGGTTATTACGCTTGTTCTTTGCCCGGCGTTTATCCCGTGGGTTTCTACGGGGTTCTATCCGGTGTATCTCAACTTCAGTTCCGGGAAACATTTCCCCGAAAAAATCCGCCATTGCTTGCACCTCTTTTGGCACGTCGAACGCTTCCGGCTTTTTGTACTCCTTTTTGCGTTCCGGTTGGGGTTCCATTTTCACGGCGGGACAAACAGATGTTAGCGGGCAACCCTTACAACTCGGCTTTTCTTCCGTCGGTTTTTCGGTACGATTATCTGCCTTTTTAAAACCGTGCCAATCGTCCCGTACTTTGGACGCATCGGCAAAAGCCTCCATTGCTGCAACTACAACACTCGCTAAAATGTAATCCGGGGTATCATTGAAATTACCCTCCAATGAATTGCGGTTGATAACTTCCGCAATCTCCTTTACAAACTTTTCTCTTTTATTCATCGCTCAATTGTTGTTTATTGATATAATATTGGCACGGCATAACACCGCAATTTTGCTTTCCTTGGAACGCTTCACAATATCCGTTGCCGTTGGCATCTTCATGCAGGAAATGAACACAATTACCGCATCCGCTTGTTTCATCCGGTTGTATTTGGGATTTTTCGGCGGGTATTTCTTTTGGCTCAAATTCCCGTTTGAAATCCTTTTCGGGGCGGGCGGTAAATCGTCCGTTTGGCTCCCGGATAATAAACCAATCTTCCGGTACATCAATGAATATTCCGTTACCGTCCGGGAATGAATAAACCGCCTTTCCGTTCGGGGTTCTTGCGGTCGTAATCGTTCCGCCGCCTGTAAACTTCAATACGTCGTTCACGTTGTCCCGGCGAAATTGGATTGCATCAACTTCCAACATTATGCGGCAATACCGGGAACCCGCCGTTGTGTCCGGGTCGGCTAACTTGGTTCTCACTTCTTCCGGGTATTCTTCCGGGTCGTACTTCATATAAACCGATTGTTTGTTATCAGCATACGAGAACTCAATAAAACGGTCTCCCAAACGTCCCCGGATTGCTTGTTTCAACGCCGCAATCCTTTGCGCCTCCGGCTTATCCTTTCCCTCGCTACCATTTTGCGACCAACTTAAACGTATCGACGTATCGGACGCTGTAACATTAATTTCTTGTTGTGTAATGTCCTCAATCATTGCGCACATATCGCAATCAAAGGGGCTTAATACTTGTTTATTCATCGCTATAAAATTTATTTGTTATTACTATCCGGGGCGGCGGGTGCCTTTAACTCCGGCTATTGTTCCATTGTAATTAAACTCCAACGCACAATCTTTAAATTCTCCGGCAATCCTCAAAAAACGCCAATAAATCGTTTTTCTGTCATTCCTATGGAATTTATCGCATTTCCTACCGATTGCGGGGCAATCCTCCCTTTTGATTTTACAACGAACGCATCGTTGCAGGAAAATTGCGGGGTTGTTGTTGGCTAATCGAGCATCCGCCGCCGTCCATATTTCCGCTATCAATACCATACCCCGGTAAACGCAACGTTCGCCGGGGCTGTATTCCTTATCCGGGTCAAATGGTGCGGGCTGTCTTATTCTCATTTGTCGCCCGCCTCACTTACATACTCAAACAATGCGTCCAAATCTTCCTTTGTGCCTCTAACGGTAACTCTTACCCGGTTGCCTCCGGCTAATGCGGCCTCAATGATTTGGCAATTGTAACGTTCGGCGTTAATCTGTAACATCGCCGCCATTGCGTTCGTGACAAACTCGTTTCTTTCTTCCATGCTCTCGGTTTTTTTAATTGATAAATACGCTTCCATCGGTTCGCTATCTTGTTGGCAGCCTCCTAACAAAAGCGTTGCCAAAGATAACAATAAAATCTTTGCTTTCATAACTTTACTTTCTTTTAATCCATATAAACCGTATGCCGATACCGACAAACAATATTTTCGCCTCAACATCAACGTAACGGTCGTAACCGTTGACCGCATCCACGGACACGCCGGGAATAACAAACCAACTCTTATATTTCCAATATTCCCGGACGTAACCACAAACGCCAACCCGTCCGATATGGAACCCAATTTGCGCCGTATGTACGTCGCCATTCTTTCGGATAACTCCTATTCTTTTCTTACTCATTTTTCTTTCTTATTCAATAGTTCGTAACTCTCTTTATCTATCACTACTACCGTCGGATATTCGGTTATCACTCCTTTTGTGTACACCAAATTGTAAATGCCCAATTGCCCTTTAATTGGGAACTCAACAACCCGGCGGGGGTTACGCATCAACCACCCGAAGCCCTTTGTAATGTTTTTGCGCTTTTCGGACGGTATGCGGGTATTCTCCCAATCTTCCGGCGTAAAATCTTTAATCGGCTTCACGTCGTATAATTCAACCAATCCCAATGTAACCCCACTTTCATAACCGGGAATTACAGAATTAGCGGACGAACAAATCATTAAATCGCCTCGGTATGGTGTATTCTTACTGCGTACCTCAATGCACTTTTCGCCGTAAACAACTCCGTTATCCTTATAAGCCGCCGTAACCAATTGCGTTGCATACGGGTTTTTAACGGTTAATGCCCGCCAACGGTCATGTTGGGCGGGGTTGAAATCCTTGTTAGTAAACTGCATAATCGTTATTATCTTGGTTAAACAAATCGTAATTTGCCGGGACACAATAACCGGGCAATAAATCTCGGTTAATCCCGGACGCTTTAACAAAACTCTCTTTCCAATACAACCGGGGCGTTGTGTGCGGGTGCGCCTCCCAATATTCGGCAACGTCGTTGTAAAATCCTAATGTTTCCTTTTTCGTATATCTGCAACCGCTTTGCAGCCCTATTTTAAATAAGTCAACAAAAGGGTATGATAACGCAATTACATAAAATGCCCGGTCAAACATTCCCGGCGGTATTGGTTCAACGCTCGCAAAGGTTGGGAATCCGTGCCGTTTTGCCCTTGCTAACGTGCTTATCCGCATCTGGTTGGGGCTTGCATTTGGTTCTAATTCGTCGCATCCCGTCAACGTGGAACCAATCGCAATACGTGTTTTGTCCCATCCCGCCGACGCTTCGACAAAATCAATGAGTATATTAATACCCTCGGCGCATTTGCTCAATACCTTAACCGGGACGTTGTGGCGTTGACAAACGCCAATCGCTTGACGGGTCAACCGTTGCGTTTCCGGTAATAACGGGTCGGTTGTAAAAGAGAAAAACAAACCCGTTTTTTGCAATTCTTCTTTATGCTTCAACAACTCATTCGTAAATATGTCGATTGCATACGGATATTCTCGCAAAGTCTTTTTCAATTCGGGGCGGTTGCCTCCCAATACCTTTGCCCCAATACCTTTGCGCAAATAACAATAGGTGCAACCATTTGAGCAACCTACAAAGAAATTGGCGGCGTTCTCGGCATATTCCGCCGCCTTTCCCTTTGGGCTATAAATAACCCGTCCGTTTATTCCTCCCATATCCATGCAGATTAAAACGGTAAATCATCGTTTTGGCTTGGTGCGGGGGCTTCCGGCACGGGCGGCGGGGCTTGTGTCCCGGTTCCTTTCGGTGTCAACATTTCCATATCGTAACCGACAACCTCCGTAATATATCTTTTTACGCCCTGCGCATCGTCATAACTTCGGGTTCTCAATTCCCCCTCAATATAAAGTTTATCGCCTTTCTTAACGTATTGTTCCGCAATTTTTGCCAAACCGTTTTGCAAAACGATATTATGCCATTCGGTACGCTCCGGTATATCCCGCCCGTCCTTTGTTTGAAAACCTCTTTTAGTCGTGGCTAACGAAAATGTCGCTACAACTCCGCCGTTATCGAAATACTTAACGTCGGGGGCTTTACCTGTATGCCCTACCAAAATAACCTTGTTTACACTCATATTACTTAAATTTTACACCGTCCAACAAATATACTTTTTTGTTATCAGACCAACCCGCCGCCATGTTTAGGGCTTTCCGGTCATCGTCATGCACAAACTCGCAATACCATGAATTACCGCCTATATTTGCCTTATCTTTCAACCGTACTAATTTACCCACAATAAACCGGGATAATTTGGCGTATGCACTTGTTTCCGATATGTGGATAATACGACGTTCGGCATTTATTTTTGGCAATTCTTCGATTTGCGGGCGTTTTTCCTCGTTCGGGTACCTTGGTACCCTTTGAAAATCTTTTTTCACTGACGAACGGGAAATTGCCCCGTAATCGGGTTGCCTCTTTTTTGTTCTCATAATCTCAACGTTTGATATTCTTTTTTCATTAACTCAATCAACCGCATATTGCCGGGATAAATACGCATCGTTTCCCGGCTCCCATTCTCCCAACGGTTGTGCATTTCAAAACAAAGGATATTTATATTTCGGGGGTCGTGCGCTATTTCGGGGTGCGCCCCACGTGTTAGTATGTGGGAACAATAGACGGCGGAATAATTCGCCAACGGCTTTAATGTTTCTTCGCATTGGTGGGGCTTGTGTTCCCATACCCAACGGAAAAACCTTTCGTTTGCCGCTTGGATATTATCGCCACGCCCGAAAACACAATGTCCGAACAATTCCCTTTGTATCTCAACCCTCAATCTAATATCCATTCGGAAATTACGCAAATCCAAAAGGGGATTATACCCCCTTTGGATGCAATAGTTATATTCTTCTCGTTCTGTCAACAAATACGGTTCCATTTATCAAATATCCCCGGTTTCGTTATCGTCGTCGCCGTCGGTTTCTTCCGCCGGGTCGTACACGTTCGGGAAAAGCCCGTTATCTTCGACCTTTTCGGCGTTCAATCCCGGCATTGCTTCGCCATCGGCACCGAATAACTCCAATTGCGCCTTTTTACCCTTAAAAAGAAATGCGTACACCTCGGTTTCAATATCGGCGGCAATTTCTTCTAATTCTTCCTCAAACCCGAACTTTTCCGTATTGAACTTTAACCGGGGGGAATTGATAGCGGTTTTTTGACCGTTGGAAACGGTAAACAATCCCGTTAAAACAATGCCTACATTATCATCTTGACCGGAAAAGGACACGCCCCGCACCTCTATGTTTTTCAACATTTCATCGGCAAAATCCCGTGATAACTCGTTTTGCTTTTTGGTTGCCTTAAAATCGGACGTTTCAACCATCGAAAGGAAAGATGTAATGTTGAAAATACGCCCCATAATCGGGCGCAATCTATCAAAACAATCTCTTAAATCGGGGTGTATGTCCTTTGCACTCTCAACGTGATATTTGTTAGTGTAACTTTCGTTTCCGATTGTTTCGGTTACTTCATAATGCACGTCTAACCCGCCATCCTTTAAAGTCTTAACTTTTGATAATGCAAACGCCTTTTCACTCGGAATAAACATAACATTCGCTTTTTTTTCTTCGCTCATATTGTTTTTGTTTTATTTGCCGGGAACCCGCCCGGCTTCGGTTTATAAATCATCTTCAACATATCGTTTTAATTCGGCTTGAAATTGTTCCCGTTCGGCTTCCTCTGTTTCTAACAATTGGAAATACAAATCTTTATCGAATATCTCGTTAATCGCATCATCCAATAAGGAAATAAGTTTTTCCGGTTTAACCGCATCTAATTCAACCTGTCCTAACCCGTCCCAATTCGCCGTTCGGCTGTCTGTCTCTTTTGCAGGGGCGGGCGGTAAATTCCATGCGATAACCTGTTGTTCCATCAACGCAATACGCCTAATCTCAACTCCGTAAACTCCGAACTTTTCCAAATTTTCCCCAATAGACCGGGGAATATCTTCCCCGCTTGGATCGTAATCGCCAAAGTACAATATAATCGGCTGTTTGCTGTTGCTTTGCGCCTCTCTCATTCTTTCCGACAACTCATATAAGAAAGTTAAAGACGGATAACCCTTACAGGCTCCAACGGCAATATCCCAATTGCGGCACGGTTTGGCAAATACGCCCTCCAATGCTTTCTTTTCAATCAGTATTTCGGGATAATAATATTGGTTCTCCCAACGATTTTTAGAGTATGAACGCATCCACGCCCTAACTTGTGCTTTCGCTTCGGCTTGTTTTTCCTCTAAATCCGTCGGTTCGGCTTTTGTTTCGCCACACATCGCCCTATCTCTATCACTGAACGCCTCAAAATCAACCAATCCATCCCATCGGGCAACCTCCATTGCAGCAACAACCCTTTTATAATGCTGCAACGTGTTTGTCATGCCAATACTTACTAACTGATAATGCAACGCCCTTATCGTTAATACTCCCGGCTCGTATCGGCTCAATATCTCAACGGAATTTTCAATTATCCATTTCCGGGTATATATGTCATTGGTTCGTTTAGCCATTTCAAAAATCGTTTTCGTCTAACAATTCCCGTGTCTTACTATCGGACGGAACCGCCGAACTTTCCGGTGAGTGGTTTTCATAATCAACCCCCGAAAATCCGGGGTTGGTTCTTATTGGTTCCGTTACCGGGTTGGGGTCGTTGAACTCAATATTGCGCCCGCTTTTAGGCTTTTCCGGCTCCGGGTTCAACTTTAATTGTTCCGCCGGGTATTCCTTTTGCACCAACTCAATAATCCCTAATTCGACCAACGCCGGGACGCAACGACGCAACGCCCGTATGTCCTCTAATGCGTCATGCGCCGGGAATGTTTCGCCGGGAAACAACTTACTATATAATTCCTCTAATTTCGGATATTTGCCCGGACGACCATTTGAATACAATGCGCCGACAAATTTAATTGTTTTCATCATTGTATCAATGCGTTTTGCTTTATGCAATGCGTTTTCAACGTGTGCGTCGTAATATTCCCGTCCGCAATACCGCAAAACATTTGCTTTTAACATTGAACTATCAAAGTAAATATTATGCGCACATACAAGCGGGGCGGCGTTTGCATCGGCTAAAAATTCGTCCACAACCTCGGCAAATGGTACGCCCTCGGCAATCCCCCGTTCGGTTGTTATACCATGTATTGCGGTCGTTTCCGGCGGTATCTCGTAATTATCCGGTTTAATAATATAACTTTTCTCTTTGTCGCCAACCGACCACGCCAATTGCACAACATACGGGAATTGCTCAAAATCAGCATCCCATTTCAAACCCTTTGCCGGAACCCCGGTTGTTTCACAATCAAAGAAACAAATGTCTTTCAAATCAAATTTTTGCATAACCTTAAATCATTAAATCGTTAATTACTTTTTTCGCTCTCATTGCGGTATTTATCCCGCTTTTCTCAACCTCTAAAACGTCCCGGTTTTCGTCGATATAACGTTGAACGGCGGGATTGCAAAACGGTTGCCCATCCAACCAAAGCAAATGCCAATACGATACGTTTTCCATCGGTTGCCCCTTAAACTTACCTTGCGGCATTGGGGATTTATCATTTAATTCCATTATCAAAATCTAATTGTTCGCCCTCGGAATACCGGGGCAATTGTTCCACATAATTTGCTTTTGTTCTCCACACCATACGGCAACGCAAACACGTTATTTCGCTATAATCGCTCCGGGTGTACCGCCAACCGTTAAAAGCCGAATGATTGCATTTGTATTGCAATATGCGCCATTTGCGACGGTTGGCGGGTTTCTTTCTTTCACTACATTTGCAAGCAGGCATAATTACAAGGTTTTAGGGTCGTCTATAAACGTGTTATATTCCTCGGCGGCAATCTGTTTGAGCGTTTCGATATGCTCTATTAATTCAGCGTTCGACAACTCCGACACATTGCGCAACTCGTGGGTATATTGCCCTGTTTCCTCGTTGACCCTTTCCACATACATAATCGGGGAAAATTCTCTCAAACGTCGCTCGGTTTGTTCTTCTGTCAGCCGTTCGCCTGCCTCCCAAATTGCGTGCCGGAATGTTGGTACAACGTAATTATAATAATACCCTTTCAAAGCCTCGGACGACCCCGGCGACGAAACAATGAACCGGGCAATTATGCGGCTACCTTTCCAACGTTTGAAAAAGTCGTTCAATTCGCCCATGTACATTGCCAACCCGCCGTTATTGTTTATCGTTCCCGTCGCTGTTATTTCTCGCTTTTTCATCGGCAATAAGTTTTTCCATCGTTTTTTTAAATGCAACCATTCCGGTTGCTCTGATAAAACCCCTTTCACTTGCTGAATACCCGGTTAATACCTTATTCAAACAACGGGCAAATATAACGGTAAAATTACCGGGTTCCCAATCCCCGGCGTTGTGCATCCGGTCTATTACGTGCGCCCGCAACTTCATGTTATCCCGTGTTGCCTTTTGCCGTGCGTTTTCCCTGTCTTTCCACAAATCAGATAACAAGGTTTTCAGATTATCAAAAAACAAATTCATTTTCAAAACGTCGGCAATACTCAAATCAGCCACGGCGGTTACATTATCTTTTCCCGGCTCCGGCTTTCCTGTAACGGGCTTTACTTTACCGCTATTAACTCCATAGCCGAATAAGGCAAAATCGCCCTTTGTAGGGTCGTTAGGAAATATTTCAGCGAAACGGTCTGTTATCTCTATCGCCGTCGTTAAATCCGGCGTGCGGCGTTTAACTAATCCCAATCGTAACGCCTGTTTATGAACGTGCGTATCTAACGGGATTATCAAGTTACGGGGGTCGCATACGTCCCACAATCCAAAATCAACCGGGGAACCTTTACGACACATCCAACGCAAAAATAGACACAACCGTTTGCAAGCGGATTGCGTTTCAAAATCGGGTATTCCCTTAACTGAACCAAACAACGATTGCAAGGTTGCTAATGCTGTTTCCCCGTTAATTTCGTGGGAATATTTTATTGCGGTTTCCATATCCGCCCAATTCGTATAAATGTGATGTAAGCGGGCGCAAAGGTCGTAAAAATCGGCATACGTAAATGTTCGATAAAAACTTTCTTTGCTGTCTTTATAAGCGTTCCAAAGCGGGGCGGCTCCGGGTTCAACGTTATTGCCTACAATGTAATGATACGGTTCGCCCTTGAAAATTTCCCGGTCGATAAAATCCGCCTTTTGGATTATCTGTTTGCGTGAACCCCATGCAATCCACGCCGTTATAAATGCGCTTATCTCAATGTTTACCCGGCTATCGTAACGGTGGGGGATTTGCACCGGGTCGGATTGGATAAAATCGGCGGTTTCATATTGTTCCGCCCAACGTCTTAAATTATCGTTCAATGTATATGCCATTGTTTTAGGTTTTAAGGGGACGGGAAACCGCCCCCGGTTATTACTCATTTTCTGTATATTCTTCAACAACTAAATCGGTTTGTCCCCGTTTCACTTCCTCAATAAAGCCTTGGAACCCGTTCGCCTTGGCAATATCAATAATCGCTTGCAATCGCTTTTCGCCCAAACTTTCGCCCCTTGCAATGCGGAACACTTTAACCGTCGGATTGCTTGCAATAATCAGTTTGGCGGCAACCTCCATAATCTGACTATCCGAAACTTTCCCGGCAACGAACGGCACGCCGTTTAACTCTAATCCGTCGTCAGTAAACGACAACCCGGCAATCGGCAATTTCGACGTTGCAATAAGCGTTTCCCGTTCTTTCGCCAATTCGCCTAATTTATCGTCATATTTACGGGCGGTTTTCTCGGCGGCTTCTTTAGCTTTCTTCTTTGTCTGATAATCCACGACTAACGAATTAATCCGATTGTGTTCCTCGGCTTTTTTCAGTTGTTCGGCGGTATCTAAGTTTTCCGGGTTGTTCTTTTCGTATTCTTCCAACCATTTATCGGCATTAGCTTTACGGCGTTCAAAATCGGCTTTATCATTCCCGATAATATCCAATGTCTCTTTGAAATCCTTTTCAATAGCTTCTTTGTTGGCTTTTGCACTCTCTTTGGCTTTTGCTAATCGGGCTTTTGCTTCGGCAATTATCCGGGCAACTTCTTTTTCCTCGGCGGCTAAATCATTGTCTATTGACTCAATATCTGTTTTGCGGGTTGCTTCCGCTTGCTTAATCCGTTCCGGGATTGCTGCCAATTGTTCAATCCTTTGTTGCCGGGTTTGGCGTACCGTTTTAGCCTTTTCAATCAAACGGGCGTTTTCGTTTTGTTCTTCCATCAACGCCGTAATATCCTTTTTCTCGGCATACGTTTTAACATCGCCCGGCTTCAATTGCTTTTCAGCATTTGCGCAAATAGTTCTATATGTCTTAACCTCGGCATTGGCATCTTTGCGCTTATCCTTAACGGTTATAACCTCTTTATCTATCTCGGCAATACGATTGCGCACCTTTTCCGGCAATAATGATTTAACAACCTCAATTTGTTTTCTGCGACCCTCGGCGGTTTCAGACCATCGGGAAAACTCTACTGCGTCGAAATCTTGATAACCGAAAATCTTTTGTAACATACTCACGTTGTCAGAACGCATACCCGTTGTTTTTTGCTTTATGGAAAGCGTTCCCCGTGGGTTGGCTTTCGTGAAACGCAACTCAACTTCGTATTCCTCGCCATCATCGCCGACAACCATTTTAGCAAATCCCTTTTCCTCTCCATTTCTTAACACGCCGTCCCGGTTCCCGGTCAACATTGCGCCAATTGCTTTTAAAAGGGTTGATTTGCCTAACTCATTATCCCCGGTAATGAAATATACATTACCTTCAAAATCTGCGTTGAACGCCTTGATAACTTGGAAATTCAACAATTCAATTTTTTTTATAAACATCGCTCAAATATTTGTGCCGGGGTTTCCCCCGGCTGATTAAACATTACTTTTCTTTCATTCGTTGATGTATCAAAGATAACACCCCTTTTATTTCTCGTTGGTTTCTCTCAATCTCTCCGGGCGTTAAGTCTGCAATAAAGTTTTCCAATCGCTTATATAAATCCGATAATTCGGCTTTACTCATTGCGTGCCGGGTTGCTCCGGTATTATCCACAAACTTACCCATTCTTACAAACTCTTTTAAGGGTTTCTAAATCTTTCCGTTTCGGTTCGTCGCAATTTCTCGTTGCATCTATCAACGGCATATCGTTTGTTACCGTCGTCCATTCTTTCCCGGTAACGGGCGATTTGTAAGTAACCCGATAATGTCCGTAACCGCTAAAAAGAAAACTAAAATCCGACTTCTCAATTTTTGTACTCATAATATTTATGCTTTAAATTTCGGGGAAAACGCCCCGTCGTATCATTTTCATGCCGCAAATATACGTATAACTTTTATATTACCAAAAGAATTATCTTTTATTTTCCGCTATTTTTTTTATTTTCCTCAATAATCGCCCTAAAACGACGCATTTACCCACGTCGTCAAATTAGACTAACATATTGCCATTCTTTCCCCTTACACATTTACCATTGGGGCGGCGAACCGCCCGGCACGGCTTACGTCGTAAATCCGGGCGGGTTAGTCGGTCTCCTAAATAGATATATTCCGCTACCATAGTTTTAGCTGTTTTGCCAAATGCTTAATATCAATCAATCGCAAATAGTGGTTTGCAATTCCCAATTCTATGTTATAAACGCAATGAACAAATTTATGCGTTCCTTTTTCGTTTCGGAAATAAACCTTGCCATTTTCGACTTTTCCAATTAATACCGTATCGTAAACCCATCCGCATAATCGTTTCAGAGTTTTTGCGCTATATGGTACCTTACGAATGTATTCAACCCTTATTTCGTCGCCATCATTCAATATAATGTTAGCTTTGGGATAATGCAATATTTCTTCTACCATAACTTTAACTGCGTATCAGTGACAACGGCAACGACGGCATCAACCCGGCGTTCCCAACTTTCCAACGTTGCCAACTTTTCCGGGGTTGGGTTCCGTTGGCAACGGCGTTGGTTATGCCGCATTTGCTTGACCATTTCCGCAAACTCCCGTACCGTTATTTTTTCGGGATTTTCGATTTGCGGGGCTTTTGTTTCGTCTGCCATACAATTAACCATTAATGAAATTAAAAGCCTCTACGGGCTTAAAATAACCGATTGTGCATTTGCGTTGGCAAATTAGACAATACCCAACCGGGATTGTTTTGCAAAATGAAGCGTCCAAAGTGCATTATTAACGTTGCGTCGGCGTTCCATAATGCCGGGGTAATCTCCGGGTACAATTTCCCGGCAATATCCCGGAACCGTCTTTTCCGGTCTGTCTTTTCTTCTTTCTTTCCTTTTACCTTGACACGCAATTTAAGGTCATTTTGCCACTTCAAAGGATTAACCAACACAAACGGAATTTCGGCAACGGTTATTATCGCTTTCAAATGCTCAAAGTTTTGCAGCATCTTTTGTATGCGGTATAACTTTCCCATATTTGCCCCGGCATCGCCAACGGTAACATCATCCGGGCGAACGCTCAATTTCTCCAAAAAGATAATCGGGTTTGCAATACCCTTGATATAATTAAGATAATCCCTAATATCGTTAATATCTTTAGGCATCTTAATTGCGGTTATATTGTGGTTGGGTCGCCAAACCACAATTCCCCCGGCGGCTCCGGGGTCTATTCCAATAATACAATCAATCTTCATTTTTCAAATCTCAAATAATTATACACATAAATTTCTTTCTCAATCATACGGTCAAATGCTCGTTGTATCTCCTTTCGCCGGGCAACTTCAAAAACCGTGTAATCTATTTCCGGGCTTTCCTTGCCTTGTTTACGAACATGATAAACCGTGTATTCATTTACTAACCCACGTGCGGCACGGGCTAAAAAACGTTGGTATGCTTCCCGTCGGTCTGCGTCGGTTTCTTGTACTTCGTCTGCTAACCCTACATTTAACAACCACTTATATACAAACATTTCGTCGGTTAATCCAAAGACTAAACGCCCGGTATATTTGTAGCGCAAAAAGCACATTAAACAGGTCGTAACCGCTTGGTTGTTGTAATACCTCTTTTGCTCCGGGCTTAACCCCTGTTTGGGCTTTGGTAACGCCGTGTATGCTTTCCCAACAACTTGATTTTGTTTTCGCATATAAGCGTTAAGAACACGGGCGAAATAATCGGCGTTGAATTGCTGATAATGTTTGCGTTCGGCGTTGCCGTCCCTATCTTTCGGCAAAAATTCGTCCAATTCCCCGGTTATTAGCAATTCAAATGATAACTTAATTTCCGATAAGGTTAATTGCGAATAATACCTTTTAAGCAAATCCAACAACCGTGTACAAATGTACGCCCAATCGTTTTGTTCCGCCGGAATGATAAACCCCACGTCCATTGCAATGAACCGGAACATTTGCCCGGTTTTCGCAATCAACGTTTCGTCGTCTATCTCGGCAATCTGTTTTTTCGTGGACGCTGCAAAAATGTACTTTTCAACCGTCGTTAACGCCTTGGCAACCTCCGGCAATTCAACCATAGCCCGGCGCACGTCGATTGCTTTTGCCGTACCGCTATAAAGAATTGCAACGGCATTTTCACGGGCAACGGGCAAATTGTTTTTCTTTTCGGGCAATGTTTCCATACTAATAATCGTCTTTTAAATACTCAATAGCCCCGGCAACGTTTAAACGTTCCGTCGGCTTCTTATATTCGGGTTTCAAATGTAACTTTTTTCTTTCAACGTCGCCCCGTATGAAATTACGGACGGTTGCCAACCAACCGTTTTTTGTACGCTTCATATTCTTTTGGTCGCTCCAATCACTAACAGAATGGAAATAATAAACCAAATCAACCCGTTCAAATTCCGGGGTCGCAAACTTTCTTTCAAATTCGGAATAATCCACGCCAACGCCGTTTTCAAACTTAACCATCTTATAAACTTCGGAATTGCGGAACAATGTTTTTTTATCCTTTGGTTCCTCAACCTTTTGTTCTTCTGGGAATAATTCCCCGACAACATTGTTGTTGGGGGTATTCTCATTATCATTTATTG